CCTCCAGCGTCTCAATGGCTGAACTGATACCAGCAGCGCGGAACGCCCCAGCAGCCTGCTTGCTAGTGGTGTCAGCGACAGCCTTAGCAGCATCTACCGCACGGTTCGTGTCAGCAATCATCTGCGCTGTGTTCCCATTCAGGTAAGCGTCAGCCACCTGGATACCACGCTGCGCGCTCATACCGGCGATCTGCTGCCATGTGGACTCATTCAGGCCCGCAGCAATCAACTGCTGGAGCCTGACGCCGAACTTCTGCGCCTCATCAGCCTGGGCTATGAACTGGTACGCGATAGTGGAGCCCGTAGCCTCAGCCTGCTCCATCGCGTGACTCACGTCCAGACCATCAAACAGCGTGTCGAAGGTCTGCTGGTACATATCCTTAGCCGCAGCGAAGCGCTCGTTGAGGTTGTCCATCATGGCCTGTGCGCGCTCTACCGCCCGGCCTTTCTTCTCATCCAGAGCGTTAGACAGGCCCTCCACTAACTGCGAGCCCATCTCATACCAGACCTTCGACGGCGACTCAATCAGTGCACGCCTACGGGCTGCACGTGTAGCCGCGTCCATCAGATCCCCAGCAGCCGTAGCAGCGCTAGCCTCAGACGCGGTAATACCAGCCGTCACGCCCTCACCCAGTGCGCGCCCAGCCCTCATACCAGCCTGACGCGCGTTAGCAGACGCAGCCTGACCGCCAGCGCTCCACACACCTACAGAGCCGAAGAAGGCGTCAATGTCTGCCTGCTTGAAGCCCTGCTGTATTAGCGATGTGCGTATGTCTGTCGTCATCTGCTGGAACTTCGCAGTCACCTGCTCAGGCGTAGCGCCTACCTTGTCGCCCCACTTCTGGGCAGCCTGCTCAGCGTCCTGGAGTATGTCGATAACGGCCTGCTGGTTGATGACAGCGCCCTCAGAGTAGCCAGACAGTTTCTTACTAGTCTTGTCTAGTTCCTCTGACAGCCCGCGTAGGCCCTCTTTGAAGTTGAGCATGGCGCCACGTGCAGACAGCGAGTTGTCTAGTTCACGGAAGGCTGCCTTGACCTCTTTAGTGCGGTCGGCTAGTTCCTGCTCTTGCTCTGCCAGATCCTGAGTACTACCCGCAGCCGCCCCCAGCGTGCGTATGTACTGAGTCCAGTAACTCTCAGACGCTGCTATGCGCTCTGCCTGTACTTTCTGCTGCTCGTTAGATCTCTCACCTATGTCAGCCAATGGCGCCCACATATTGAACGCATAGTTCAGCGCTGTCCCTAGATCCAGCCAGCCGCCTGTAGCCTCCCGCACCCCTGCGCTGAGATCCGCAAACGGCTGGATAACGTCGCTGACACCCTGCACAGTGTTGGCTATCTCATCACCCAGGGAAGTGATGGCATCTATAGCGCCACCCTCCCCGCCCATGCTGGAGGCGATGTTGTCGATAGCCGCTAGTAGTTCGTAGCCCACCTTCTCTGATGCTTCGCTAGCCGCAGTAGACAGGCGCCGCATACGGCCCTCATACGTGTCTGCTGCTACCGCAGCGTCGCCCGCGAACTTCTTAGCCAGCGCTGCCGTAATCAGGTCCATGTCTTTACTCTTCAGCGTGGCCTGATCCAGCCCAGCGCCTAGACGCGACAGCGCTGTGGTGCTACCTGAGTATCCGCGCGACAGCGCCATTACTACCTGATTCAGGTCACGCCCGGTGCCAGCGCTAATATCTAGCGCCAGTTGTAACGCCTCCTGAGACTTGGATACGTCACCAGTGGCCAGAATCAACCGCTGTAACGCCGGTCTCAACTGCTCATCTGCGACACCCGTCTGCATCATCATCTTCGATATGCCGACCTCTACGCCTGGCAGAGATCCAGCGTGCCCAGTGTTGATGAGCGTTTGATTGAGAAGCCGCATTGACTTCTCATCCTCAATAGCAGCCTGTACCGCGTCCTTCGCTAGTTTCATGGCGAAGCCAGCCACAGCAGCACCCGCAAGCCCAGCAGCAGCACCTATAGCCGCGAATGACTTCACGCCTCCTCTAAGCGACGCTCAGCCTGACCTATACCTGCCTGAAAGTCTTTTACATCTGCGACTAGGCGCACTACCGCAGGCGGCAGGAAGTCCATAGCCACTACCACACCTGCCTAACCATTGCCCTGCGGAACGCCTCAGTGTAAGCCTTATACGCGCTGTCTACAGCAGACTCAAAGGCGGGTCTCACATACGGGCGCGCAGGCAGGTTACTCTTACCGCCACCCAACTCCTGCACCCGCGCATATACCAGCGTCGGGCCTACTAGCACCTCGTACCTGCCGAAGCCCAACGCCTTAGGCTTATCCGCGCGCACAGACGCACGCAGCGCACCAGTGATGATGGCAGGCGGCTGCCCCGGCGCAGATGGCGTAGGCGTACCACGTGGATGCCTGCCCTGCTCCGACAGTTTCTGCTTGATAGCCCGCTCTATAACCAGCGCAGCGTTCCTGCTACCTAACTCAGCGGCCCTATTCATCTGCGCTGACAGGTTACGCAGCGCTGCAACTGTCTGCCCCACCTGGGGCACTACAGTCACCTTGACGGGCATTACGCTACGCCTTCCTATGTGCCAGGTCTGCCGCTATCCCGTCAATACGCAGCATCCAGTCTAGCCACACAGCAGGTGCCTCGCGTATCTGCTCATACGTCCAGCCGAAACGCTTAGCCAACTGCCAGTCTCTTAGTTCTGTCGGTGGTGGATTCTGCGGGTCAGGCTCTCCACCCTCAAGCACCCACGCTACGCGCCTGAGGGCTCGGTAGGGGAGTCAGGTGCAGGGTCAGGCTCAAACTTAGGGAATAACTCACCCCACAACGGTGCCACCAGTTCAGTTATGTCGTTACGTGTCACCCATGACAACTCAGCCAGGCCCTCAGGCGTAATCGGCTCAGCGAACGACCACTCCTGGATGAGCGTAGCCGCGAACACATTCTCCCAGTCATGCCCCTGGGACATGCGCTCGCCACGGCTACGCCCCACCATCGCATCTAGGTCATCGTCACCCAGGTCAGCCGCCGCCGTCAGAATCGCCTTGCGCTCCCTGTCCTTTACAGTCCTAGGATCACGCAGCACGACCCACCCGAAGGTGACCTCACGCTTCTCTGCCATAGCCCGTCCTCTCTGCGTTATGCGTACGTGCCGGAAGCCTTAGCGTTCTGCAACGTCACCTTGATGGGCGAGTACCCGCCAGTGCCACCTGCGTCAGTGGTATTAGCCTGCGCCCGATACGTGACGTTCAGTTCCACGTAGTCCTTGGTGCGCTCCACCTTAGCCACAGTGAACGCCGCCTTGGTCATGTGGAACTTGACCTCTACCAGACTGGCGCCCGCACCAGAGGTGAAGTCAATGTCCAGCACAGGCTGTGTGTTATTCAGGTAGTAAGCCAACTGCGCGTCAGACTCCAGCACCAGCAGCAGTGAGCCCTCCACCATCACGGGGCCAGCGAACAACTGGTATGGCCTCTGCGTGCCATCTACCGTGTAGATAGGGGTAACCGGGCGCGAGATGTTCACGTTGCCCTCAGACATGATGGCAGTAACGCTGCTAGCCAGCGTGGTAGTGCCAGTCCACGAGGGCAGTGGAGCCACCGCGCTGAAGGATGCCGTCGGATTAGCCGCAGTGCCGGACTGGTAGCCCATAGCCTTAGCCGTGTACGTGAGCAGAGCGTCAGCGCTGAACTTCGTGTCAATGCTGGCCCACTGGCAGCCCGCAAACTGGCGTGTGCTTCCAGCGCCCAGCCCGTAGTAGTCAGAGATGGTGAACGTAGGCGGCTGGCCATTAGTGGCCTGGCTATTCAGCAGCGCGATGCTGTGCGTATACGGTGCAGCGCTAGCCGTAGTAGTCACGTCACCCAGCACACCCGCATACACATAGCCGATGGTGTCTGGGAACACATCACCGGCAATGTCGATCTCTGAGTGGATCTTGCCCTGGATGACGTTGAACTGCTCCGTCATAGACCCACGGATGCCCTTATCGTCCAGATACGTGATGTTATCGAACGGGGCGAAGGATGTGAACGGGATGAAGTCAGTAGCCGCGACCGCGCTAGGTGCGCTGCCCGGTGTCGGGCGCGTCTCTTTTGCGATGCCGATATAAGACCGTGAACGGGGCAGAGCCATAACGAACCTTCCTATGGTAGATAGCCAAGCACCCGCCGCGCTCAGCGCTAGCGTACTACGTGACCAGTACCTCTGAGACCTCGAAACTGACGGCGCCCCATATCTCTGACGCACCATCATTCAGCACCTTAGGCTCGCCGTACACCCCGGCTAGTTCCCGTTCGCCAGCCTCAAAGATGACTGGATAGTTGGCTAGCCATCTATCTGAGCGCAGGTGAGCCTTCACCCCATCCATCACCCCGTCGAAAAAGTCCATAGCCGTCTCTGCATGTGTTTCGATGCTGTGACACATGACCTGCAACTCCACCGTGTAATGCACCCACTTACGGCCAGAGGTAGCGCCACCTATAGCAATGCGCTCTTCCCGCTCCCCTATCAGGTGCACGAAGCCCACAGCACCTGACTTAGTGCCAGACGGCTGCCCGGCGCGGAACGCCTGCCCAGGTACACGCTTAGGCATAGCCGTATACACCGTGTTCAGGCCTGACACAGCAGGCGGCTGAAAGAACGCCGCCACCGCAGACCGGACAGTAGCCCTGCTCACCGGATACGCCTGAACGGGCGCAGGATATCCCAGGCAGCCTGGAGATCTCCCGCCGCCGAAGGGTTAGCAGTCTGGAAGGTGTCAGGCGTCAGCGTCTGCATGACGAGCGCAGCGTTACCCCTGGCTTTCAGCACTGCTGACGTAACGTAGATGGCAGCCTGTTTCACAGCCGCAGGTAACGCACTCACAGCCACAGTGGACGCATGGCTATACAGCGTGGGGGCAGCCAGTGTGATGCTGCCAGCGCCCTGCGCAGTCGTGTACGTGTCAGCGACGGTGCAGATCTCAGTCTTGTCAGCGTCATACACCGTGAACCTGGAGCCTGGCAGGAACCCTGTCCGGTCAGTGACAGGCAGGGTAGTCACGCTGGCAGTAGTGGACGCGCTCAGCGCCGCATTGGGGTAGCCATTCACATACGTCAGCGAAGCGAACTGCTCCTGCGTGGTCCCGTAGTTACCCCTGAACTGGATAGGCCCAGCGAACGCCGCACTGAATCCCTGGATAGGGAACACAATGCTTTCCTGCTCCAGCCACAGATCCCCCACACTGACGCTAGCCATGAGGCTAGGCAGCGGCCCGTACGACAGCGCCGTGACCTCCAGCACCGGCCAGTAACGCGGATGCACAGTCAGGAACCCTGTGCGGGATATGAACGCGCGCAGCGCCTCAGTGTCCAGCGTGGCACCCAGCACCTGCCCGCAGTACGAGTCAATCCACGATGACGCACGCGCCACCACGTTAGCCAGTTCCTGATCGTTGATAGCAGCAGTACCGCCACCCACCAGGTCATCTACGTCTATAGCCGTAGGTGCCTGCTTGTACTCCGCGATAGTCAGGTAAGGCGTAGACGCTAGAGGGCTGATAGTCGTAGCCTGCCCGCTCATCTCACAGCCTCCCCGCCGCACCTGCTACACAGCCTGAACCAACTGTGAAAGCCGCAGCCAGTACACACATATCCACCGCCAGCACCAGCACCAGATACGCCAGCGACGGTGAAGCCTGCCTCACGTAATGCCTTGACATGCGCTGCACTCTCAACGTGTACCGTGCCGTCCTTCTGCCAGCCGTAACGCCGGGTGCGTCCTGTGTACGCTCCCTGAATCTCAACCTCGCGCATAGTGTCATTCGGCGCTACCAGCCTTGGCATCACTCCGTCCTTTCATGTGTAGTGCCTGCCCCGGTCGGCAGGGACGGGACTGCGCGACCGGGACAGGCGACCTGGGGCCTACCTACTACAGAGCGATACCAGTGATCGCGCCGTTCCAGGCAGGTGCGTAGCAGACGAACGTGCCCTGCCAGTACGAAGAGATCTGGTACTGGAAGTCGATCACAGGCCAGTTGATGCCCATGTAATCCTGCACGTTGACCACGGACCACACGTTGCTGACCTGCGAATCAGGGATAGGCAGCGTGTAGGACAGGATGGCGACGTTGCCCTGCGGCATCCACGGGTGCACGGTCATCGGAACGACCTTCCCGGTCACCTCGTTCTGGATGGCAGTAATAACGGAACCGATCACCGCGTTACCGATCTCATCCTGCTGGAGGGTAAGGCGGTAGTTGGTGCTGCTGGAGTTCTTCAGCAACTCCGACAGGTTCTTACGGTCAGTGCCGTTGAACAGCAACTCATCTGGGTCAGCCTTGACGCTCTGGTACAGCGACGCGAACGCCGTCTGGAACTCAGCGCCAGGGGAGACACCGTTGAACGTGCCGTTGATGTTCTTCACGTAACCGGAGTTGGAGCCGGTAACGATAGGCATGATGCCGTCATACCCGTTAGTGAAGGCAGACGTGTCACCAGCAGCAGCCACCGACACAGCCACGCCCGATGTGGGGAGCGCGCCCGTAATGCGGAAGGACAGCGAGCCGGTGCGGCCTGCGTAGTACATGGCAGCATCAG